GAAAGCCATACCTGCCATCTGTTGACCTGCTTGTGCCTGTCTTTGTCTTAGATTAGCAAGACCTTGTTGTGCTTGTTGAAATGCTGCTTGTTGTCCTGTTGCTTGTATATCACCTAATTGTTGTTGTAAATTTCTTTCTAACTCAGACTGCATTAATGCTTCTCGTGAACCACCAAAACCACCTGCAGCAACACCTTGAGCAGCTAGTTGTTGTCTTCGTGCTTCAGCACCACGTTCAGCTTCTCTCTTTTGTATGTCTACAACATTCTGCATATAAGGAGACATACGTTGTTGTATTGCACCTGAAGTATCTTCTAATGCACTAGCTGCAGTTAAACCTTTAGCTATATCAAATGTTGGTTCTTGTGAACCTACCAAGCTAACTATACCTGCTTGAGCTGCTCTTTCTTCAGGAGTAAACTGGGCGATACGTGGACCAGGGTATACTGGGTAACCTACTGCAAGTCTTGCCTGTTCCTGAGCTTGAGCTTTCTCAAGTATGTCAGTAATAAATGGTCTAAGTTCAGGAGGAAACTCTGCTTTTTCTACAACTGTAGATGTAGCTGCAGGAGCTGGTGAACCACCACCACCACCTTTATATTGTTTAAGTCCTGTGGTTTTATTAATAGTACCTGAACCACCAACTGATTTTAATAGTTTAGCTTCATATGAATTTATATGTGCAAGTTCAGTATCACCATCTTCACCTTGATTGGCAATATCACATGCAAGTCTATCCAATAACCAAACTTTAAATTTAATTGGTAATACTTTTTCTATTATAAAATCAGAAATCTTTTTCAAATAAGACATAACTTTCCTTATATTTTGTATGTTGTTTAAATATTTTTCTCCACCCTGGTCTACCCATGACTTCAACTCCAGTACATTTTTCTTTTTTAGCATAATCATTTATAGTATTAATTGCTAAACGTGCCCATTTATTCATATTTTTACCACCACATAAAACAACTGACATCATTGTTTTTGCAGGATAAATAACTTTTTGTGTGGTTATTATGGCTTCAATGTTTTTAACGTCTTTAAAAACTAACCATAAATTCATCATACCTGTTTCACATAAATATTTTGTTGTACTTACAGTGTGTCTACCACCTGAATAATCTGTTGCTTTTTTAATTAAGGGTTCAATTTTATCCCAAAATAATTCTACTGCTATGGGTTCAACAGGAACGACTTTCATTATTACTCCTATCCTATTTGGTTAATCTGTCTTTCTCTCCCCATAGTTTTTTCTCTAACGTCAGTCATAAACTTATCTAACATATCTGCACCTGCGTTAGATGAACCATTACCTAAAGCTGATACAACGTCAGCAGGTAACACGTACTCGTCTCTACTTAATAATGCAGGTTGTTGTCCTTCAATACTAAAAGGTATTTCATCTGACATACCATCACCATCACCTTTTACCATACCTTCAAAATAAACCTGCCCTCCCCCCATGTCTACAATGTCTTCAGCACCTTCAGTAATAGATTCTAACGCATCTGCTAGACCTTTACTTTTGGTACCCATTGCTCTCTCCTTTAGATTAGACATAGCACCTCCATCTTTAGCACCTAGTATTGAACTTAAATTACCTGTCACTGCAGGTGAATAACTAGGGTCAGTAAATTGTAAAGGTGCTTGAGTTCCTTGCATTGCACCTACGATTCGTGAGGCAGACAAATCTTTATCTGCATATTGAGGGTTCATATTTTGTAGTTTACCTGTTGAAAATTCTTGTTGAGCTGTTTCAGCATCTTTAACTTGTTCAGGTATAGCTTGTGATTGTAATTTTTCTTGTAACATAGCATCTGCTGTAGCACTTGCTAATGCTCTACCTCCCATACCACCTATAGCTTCAGGTGTTTTAGGTATCATAGCTGAAGCAAAATCACCAAGTCTTTCACCTATTGATGGAGCAGCTCCAGAAAATAACTCACCAGTTCTTGCTGCTGCTGTATTAGGTATTCTAGTTGCTCCTTCTTTTAAAAGTTGACTAGCTGATTTTCCTGCAATATCAGGAGTTATAGGAACACCTCCTAATCCTGATGGAACTGCCTCTCCCATTATAGTTTCAGTCATTGCTTGTGTAGTTGCATCAGTTCCAGTTGATGCACCTGTTCCACCAACAACATCTCCCATACCACCTACTGCACTACCTAATTTTTCACCTAGTTTAGTACCTGCTACACTTAATAAACCTGCTGTAGCTGCATCAATAAAATTACCACCCATTGCACCAGTCTTAGCCATCTGATAACCTGCAGCTAATGTAGGTCCAAGACCAAGACCTGCAACAGGTCCTGCACCTGGAATTGCAGCTAATGCACCAGGAACTATCCAATCTCTAAAAAATCCACCAACACTACCAAGAAATGCTTCAGGTAAACCAGTATTAGGATTTTTAGTTAATACACCTAATGATGCTAAACCTTTTACTTCAGGCTTAGTCATATGAACTAACTCAGTGTCACCCATTCTACCTTGCATCTTCATCAAGTTAGATATTCCTTGTAATGGTGGAGCTGTCATTTTATTTTGCATCATTATCCTACGTACCTTTTTAATATGTTATTAATATTATAACCTGTTTGTGGTTGACTTGCAACAGGGTCAGCAATTAAACCCTGTATTCCTGTAGCACCTGGTGAAGCATACTTACTTCTTATATCGTACTGTCCTTGTAAAGCATTTATTAATTTTTGTTGTTTATCATATACTGGGTCTCCAGCTATTGCGTCTCTTACATTTGTGTCTGTAACTTTTTTACTACCTACTTGTCTATATGTAGGGTTTGTATTAGGAGCACCAATAGCAGGACCAGGACCTGTATAAGGTGCTTGATAAAAAGATTGCCCATATTGTCCTTGTTGTAAAGCTGCACCTTCTGGTAGTTTACTTACAATTTGTCCTTGATAGGAAGGAGCTGGACCAGGACCTGTATAAACATTAGGTCTCATCATTTCATATTGTGGAACCATTCTTGTAGAAGTTTCAGTTACAGTTAATCCAGATAATTTATCTCTTTCATCATCAATTTTTTTTTGAAGATTTGCAAGACCAGTAGAAATATCTTTTGATTGTGTAGCTTCTCCAGTTCCTTCAGTATATCTTTTTAAAACATCTTGAACTGTGTTACCAACAGATGTTGATTGAGGAGTATACTGTTCAACTAACTCTTGATTAACTTCTGTAGGTTGAGCAGCTTGATTTTCTAATTGTCTTAGCTGTTCACCAAATAAAGTTTGCATTGCTGCTTGTGCGTAGTTTTGTCTACCACCTGCTCCCATATTTTCTCCTAATGAAAATCAACCCAAGCACTTCCAGTATATCCCTGGAACTTTGAAGTTGAAATGTTAAATCTTATATCACCTGCTTGAGGGTTAGGTACACTTGTTGTATTATCCACTCTTGCAACTCTTATTGATTCTCTAGCTTGTTCTTGAATAATCTGTGACGTTAATTCAGTTGTTAAAGAATCTGCCCATTGTTTTACAATTTCAAAAACAATCTTCTGTTCTCTTGTTGTTAAAGTCCCAAACGTATCTCGTAGTTCAGGAAAAACTGTAGCTTTATTTGTAGCCATTATCTCATCCCATCTGAACCTATATCAAGCCTTACTGTGCCATATCTCCAACTTGTACCTGTTGTTGACGTTGCTACTCTTATTTTTGCTTGTCTTCCTCTGGCTCTCATTGAAACCTTTTGAGTATTTGGTTGTATAATAAAAGGTCCTTTTGTTGTTGATTCATTTGAATCTGGATATCTCTTAGTAGTAAACTGTACATTAAGTTGTCCAGATGTTCCTGATACTTCATTACTTAATGTAAAGTCAGGAACCATTCTATCTATAAACATTATCTCATTACCTTGAGACATATCAAAATCTGCTGACTCTACAAATGATTCAATACCATTTCCATTTGCAGTATAAATACCTTCAGGTTCATTGTCATATAAATAAGATAAACTTGAACTTGTTTCAACACCTGTAGTTACTGTATTTGAAAACACACCTTTATCTTCAAAAGTTGTAAAGTGAGTTCCC